GCCAGTGTTTGACTCTGTCGACACCCCCACGTTTACGGACGTTGTCCCTAAACTATTGGAAAGGTGGCGTGCATCGTCATTTAACCTAGGTGTTACGATCGGTGAAGGGCGTGAATCTGTTGACCTGATTGTCGACCGTTTGGTAGACATCGGTAAGGCGGCTAACGCTCTCCGTAAACGTGACCTAGGTGGTGCTTTGCGGCATCTTGCTCATGTACCTAAAGGTGGCCGGCGGAGTGCGCAGTTTGCGCTCTCGTTAGGTTCGCTTCGAAATGCATGGCTTGAGTTGCAGTACGGGTGGTTACCACTCGTAAAAGACATATCTGCAGCCGCGGATTTTGTGAAACTCCATCCCCGTATTGAGCGTGTTAAGTCTCGTTCCTCGAATAGAGGAGGGGCTACGCCGTATGGGCCTGGCATATCGCAGGACCGTGTGCAGGTATTCAAAAATGATCAGAGGCTGCAACTTGTTGTTGTAGTTACCAGTCAACCTTCGCTGATGGAGCGCCTCGGTTTAACCGACGCGATGTCCATTGGCTGGGAGCTGGCTCCGTTCAGCTTTGTAGCAGATTGGTTCTCACCTATAAGTGATTACCTTGCGTCTCTCCACGCCGTGAATACTATGCCGGTTTCGGCTTGTATTCAAACGTTTTCGACGAAAAGAGATGCGATCTGCCAAGTCTTACCTGGCGACGACTTCTACGGAGGAGCTATCGAAACTGGTAGCGCTTCAGCTCGTGTGGAATCGTCCGTCAGTCGCACCGTACATCCTTCTTTGCCTACCGCGTGGGTTGCTTCCCTACAGACACCGAGATCCGTCTCGGCTAAGTGGGAACCCTCTTTAATGCGGATGGCGAACGGGGCTGCACTGGCTTCATCAGTCCTTCGGGGCTTTACACGCTGACGATATTTTATCTGAAAGCGTTTGACCAATCCTGGTCAACCCATTACCTGAGGTAATTGAAATGGCGGCTATTGCTCCCATTGCTGTAAACGACGGTCAGGCTACGCCTGTTACTCACACCTATAATCCGGTCCAAACCGGAGATCTAGCTACCTTTAAACGGAACGGTGATACTGCTGTTCCGGTAGTTGGCTTTGAGAGCGTTGTGCTCTCATTGAAAGAAGCCAATGGTAGTAGTGAGGCCGTTAACCGTGCAAAGGTAACTTTGCGCATTCCAGTCCTCGAAACCCCTACGGGTGGTACGCCTAGCGGTTACGTGGCTCCCCCTCGTGTTGCGTATTTCATGATGGCTACTTTGGAGTTTATCCTTCCGAACCGCTCTACAGCGGGTCAACGGAAGGACCTCCGGTACCTTGCCGGCAACCTCCTGACTAATAGTCAGGTGATTGCTCTCATCGATACCCTCGAACGACCTTATTAAGTCGTTTAAGAAACATCATGCAACATAAGGAAGCTAAAATGTCGTCTATGACGTATTTTGACACCCCATTCTCTTTCGAGAAAAGTGTCCACGTGCTGCAAGAGTTATGCCACAAACTCATTGGAGAAACCGACAATGACCTGGTCCATCATCTACGCAGTTGCGATTGGGTGTCTCTGGTTGGCTACAAACCAATTAGGGATCCCTCTGTGTGTTCCGCTATTCAATATTTGCGGTTAGCACAGACGAGTGCATTCTTTTCGAAGAATGCCTCGCTTCCACTGAAGATTGATGTCTCGGCCGTTGCCCTCCAAAAGTTCCTTGAGTCCGAGTCGAAATGTGAAGCCACAAATATGGCGTTTAGAAACCGCTTACTGCCTCTTTCCAAAGGAGGTCGTGACGCTTCTCTGATTTTCAGAGTTCAGCGAAAAATAGCCGGTATTCTAGGTCCCCTTCCGGGGTTCACAGAGTTAGACTTTGGATTTGGGCCTGGGGCGAACGTGGGACTGAGTAGATTTACATCTGTGCGACGGAAGATCTCCGCCGCTCCCACGTGTTCAGCAGGTGCCTGGAAATACCTTTCGGTGCTCCAGGAGTGCTTCCCTTTTTGGCAGGAACTGCATAATGCAGTACCCTGTGATCACGGCAAGTACGCATCTGTTCCAAAGAATGCCACTACCGATAGATCCATATTGGTAGAACCGCTAGTCAACTCCTTTTTACAAAAAGGTGTTGGTGCGCTTATCCGCGAGAGACTACGTCGTGTAGGTGTAAACCTTAACGACCAATCGATCAATCAGGACCGCGCCCGTAAGGGAAGCCTAACTGGGGATATTGCGACACTTGATCTGGCGGCGGCATCGGACACCATCTCGAGAGAGGTGGTAGCCGAATTGCTCCCGTTTGATTGGTGGCTCCTAATGGAAGACCTGCGCTCGAAATACGCGCTGCTGCCTGACGGTCGGAAGATCGTCCTGCAGAAGTTCAGCTCGATGGGCAACGGTTTCACATTTGAATTGGAGTCATTGATCTTTTACGCGATATGTTCCGTGCTCAGTGATGAGCGCGTGACAGTTTATGGTGACGACATAACATGTGCGTCGAAAGACGTTCATGTCATCATAAGCGGTCTAGAACACTTCGGCTTTGCGGTTAACACCGACAAGTCGTTTTGGGATGGCCCGTTTCGCGAAAGTTGCGGAAGTGATTTCTTTGATGGGTGTATGGTTCGACCAGTGTACGTAAAGGGGCTCCTGTCGGTTAAGGAGCTTTTTCGCTTGCACAACTTCTTTGTGAGAAATCATGACGAAGGGTTGGCCGAAGTTTGCTTGAAACACATACCCACTAGGTTTCTTGTTTTTGGACCCGATGGTTATGGTGATGGTCACCTTTTAGGCGACCATCAGCGTTGTCGCCCTCGCAAGGTCTCACGATCTGGCTGGGGTGGTTACGTGTTTAGAACTTTTCAGACGGAACCCTTGGAGAGGCGTGAGCCCCTCTCTGGTGATTACGCTGCTTTCTTGTACCTTTCGACATCGTCGAAGGCGCCGGTGGCTAGCGTGTTCAGTAACGATCCCCCCTGCCCTTCTCGTACGATGTATCACGAGAGGGGCGGAAGTCGTTATCGTCTCCGTGCTG